TTATAATAATAACCTGGACTACAACCATCTATAGTTCCATTTTGACCATTATCTAAATTACCTTCTTTTAATTTAATATTATAATTGGGTGCTGTACTTTCATCAGTCATCCATTCATAACCATTATTTAAATTACAAGCATTATTATCATCATTAGAAATACTTCCTATAGGGCATAAATTACAAGGTATTAAAGTTGTATCACTATATACAACATCATTATGTCTATATTCTCTTTCACCATCACATCTATTTATTTTATAATCTGTAAATTGTTCAGTAGTACTATAACCAGATAATAACATTTTTTTTGCTTGTTCAATTGGTCCACCAGTACATTCTATTCCATCACTCTTAATACAAGTTTCGCATTCTTGAGAAGTATCATTATAATAGTAGCCCGTATCACAACTATCTATTCCATCATAAGGACTTAAAGAATCATTATTACCTGGTTTTAATGTAACCTCATAATCAGGTGGACTACTGTGTTCAGGCTTCCAATTATAACCAGGTAATAATGTACATTCATCATTTGGAACATCACTAACATCACTACTATTATTACCTATACTACCACCTGGACATGTAGAACAAAAAATATCTTCATCACTATTAATAATAACATTGCCATTTCTATATTTATCGTCTTGACAAGGATAAGAAGTATTATTAGAAAATCCATAACCACTTTTTAATGTACGTTTAGAATAATTTATATTACTACTATTACAATATATACCATTACCGAATATATGGCAAGGTTGACATTCTAAATCATTATAATAATAATTAGTATTACATACATCTATAGTTCCATTTTCATCACTATCTATATTACCTGGTTTTAAAGTGTAATTATTATCACTACCTTCTTCTTTTTGATATCCAGGTCTTGCCGTACAATCTGTAATACTTGCGGCTGTTCTATTATCATTTGTTGTACTTCCTCTAGGACATTTTAAACAATCTGTATTTGAATCTTCTTTATAATGGTCTATACCACATGCCACGCAAGTATCACCTTGTCTTTTATATCCAGGACTACAAACTATTAAACATGTATCACCATCTTTAATATAACCTGGTTCACAATCCCAATCACAAGTATTAGTTTTATAAATAATATTTGATAAATTATAATTGCTACAAGATTCACAATTACCTATACTTATATCTGTTTTATTTATTAAATGATAACCTTGATCACACTTTAAGTTACTTGTTAATAATTCATTTAATGTATTAATATCATTATATGTAATATCATTATCATCAATTCTAATATTTTCACTAACAAATAAAGAATTATTTATATTTATACTTGGACTAATAGTTATATCTTTGTTATTATTAATATTTTCTATTATTTTTTTTTCTGTTTGAACTATTGGTTCACATTTATTACATTTTTGTTTATATTCTATTACATCATTACTAAAATTTACATTTCCACTATTGCCATTATCTCCTTTATTGTCAGGTATATTTACTATATTATAATAAGGATTATTAGTTATCGATATATCTAAATTATCCGGAAATTTGTCAATAATATCTTGATTTTTTTTGAATATATATGCTTTTAATATATCATAATTACTCATTATGTATTACTAATAATTATTAAAAAAAAAATATATACATAAATATTTATGATAACTTATGAATTTTATGGAGTTACACATTGATTAAATTCAGTTCTCCAATTTATTAATTTACTAATATCATTATAAGTTAAACAATTATCATCGCTTTCATAATTAATACAAATTTTACCATCTTGTTGTAATATTATATTATTAGTTGTAATATCTCCAGTAACGTTCACTGCTGTAGCATTATCAGCTGTTGCTGTTATACCTTTTATACTATCAATTTCTACATCACCTTTACATTCTTCACAAGATTGTTGTGTACAATTTTCATGTCTTGTTACATATACTTTAATTTCATCTTTATCGTCATCACCTGAAACTTTAAAAAAAGGTTTATGACTTTCTTCTTCTGTTTCTCTTACTGGTATAATACTTCCATCTTCTTCATTAATATGTTGACCATCTTTATTTATATAATAAAAACTTATAGGTGGCATTGTAGCATCACTTCCATTATTTCCTTTATCTCCTTTCGGTAATATTATATTTGTTACATCTATAACTTTGTCTAGATCTGTACTATTTTGTATTCTAATTTTATTTTTCGAACTATCATATATATATTTTACATCATCATAATGACATGTTTTATTATCATTAATAAAACAGTCCTTCCAGTAATCAGGATAACTTCCTAAATATGTTGTTTTATTCTCATCAATAAATCTCATTACACCACTAAATTGTTTATTAAAACTATAAAATTTTTCTATATTCTTATTATTCAAATAAATTTTAATTATACATACAAAGGATATAATTATAATTAAATAAATTAATATTATATCTATTTTATTCATTATTCTAATTAATAATTATAAATATTTAATTATTTATTTATAATAGATATAATAAATGAAAAAAATTTTTTTATATATATTTATTATTATTATTATAATTTATATATTTTATATTTTATATAAATATTTTTATAATAATAACTATTTTGAATATTTTAATGATATGTGTTATGCTGATATCAATAGATGGATAAAAACAACAAATATTACAGACTTAAAAGAAAAAACCATAATAGATCCTTCTGATACTGATTATATTTTAAAAGATAGTAATAATACAGAAATACAAAATGCTTTTGATAGTAAATTTCAAGGTAGAGCAACCAATATAATAACAATAGATAATTTAAAAAATAAGTTTAAAGATGAAATTCCATATAATATTTACGTAAAAAATAATGATGGTGTTAAATATAAACCTATAAATAATTCATGGAAAATAAATTTTATTAATATATTATCTAAATATCTATCAAAAATAAAACTAGGAACAAAATGGGAAATTTCAAAGACAAAAAATGCTAATTATAATCACGAATTACTACCACTTGATTTTATTGAAATAATTAAAAGTAAAAATCCTAATAATGATGAAAGTGGTTATATATATATATTAAGTGATGACTTAGAAGAATATAGAAATAATAATTTATATACATTTAATGATATTCAAGAAGATTCATATTTTAAAGATTTAGATAATGAAATTTATTATCATGTATATTTAGGAAGTTATAATATAGATGAAGATAAAAAAATAGATAATATAATAAAATCAAAATTATCAGAGGATTTAGAAAAACTTAAAATAAATTCAAGTATTGATATAAATGATACACTTTTAAATAGAATAAAAGAAAATTTTACTCTAGATACATTAAAAAAAGAATTAAAAAATGACGATATTACTGAAATACAATATAATGTTATATATGAAAATATTTTAAAAAGTATACTACCCGAGTTAGATAATGAAAATATTGAGTATCTTGAATACTATAACATTATTAAAAAGATTTTAAATTTAGTTATTGTTAATGATAATTTTATAGTAAAAATAATTAAAAAAAATATTAATGAATATAAAACATTAAAAAATAATATTGAAGAATTAGATTATTCAGATAGTAGAATAGTTAATTTAATGGATAAAATTAGAAGCGAACTTCAACAAGAATCCAAAAATAAATGTGATTATAAAGAATTACGCGATGGATTAATAAATTTAATTACTACTTTTAAAAAAGATAATACACCTGAAAATGAAACTCCAACAATATATGAACCAAGTTTTATATTAATTGATAATATAGATGAATTAGAAGGAACAAATAGTGATGGTTCTGATTCATTATTACATTTATTATATTATGATGAAGACAAAACAATTAGTCCAGAATGTAATAATTCTAGAACTTATTCATCTAATCCTTATAAATATATCAAAAATAATATAACAGAAGATAGATGTTATGAAGAAGATATAATTAATATGTATGATAAAAATGGTAATACTAATTTTGATAATTATATTAGAAGTTATATAAATGAGAATATAAATTATACAGAAATAAATTCTTATTATAACCAGCATTTTAACGAAATTAAATCTAAAGATGATTCTATTGCTGCTGAGATATATTCTACAAAAAATTATAATTGTATGATAAATTTTTTGGAAAATAATACACAAGAATATAATGATTCAGGATGCCACGATGAAAATAAAAATGGAGAGAACGTTCGACAAAATAGTATTATCAAAGACACTGATTTTATACCTTCGATAAATATTATAGATGAAATTTTACCAAATTATATATATTATTTAAAATCTCATATAACTGATATATCTGATGAAAATAGATGTTTATATTATTATGATACTATTGACGAATCTTCAAGAGTTACTATGGATAAACTAAAAGATTTACCTGATGAAACAAGTTTACCTTTAACGGATTCTACAGAATTGACAATACAACATAAAGATTATGGTAAAATTGGTACAGAACTTGGAAAATATGGTGAAATAGGTACAGAACTTGGAAAATATGGATTGATAAGTAGTGATGGACAAAATTATAATAATTATATAAAAAATAGAAAATGTAATAATATTGTACAAAATATCAAAGATGAAATTGATAGTATTAAAACACAAAAAATTAATAATATACCTTCTATTGAAATTAATACAACTTTTATTGATACATTAAAGCAAAATTACGAAGTTGAGATTGAAAAAATTGATACTAAAATTAGTAATAATAATACTTATTTCTCAACTACAAGACCATATGAAGATTACAGTAATATTGTCTTTACAAAAACTGATGTTAATACAATAAATAATGGTAATTATATTGATATTACTACTTTATTAAGATATAAGATTGATTTAGAAAAGATAAATGGAGATATTGAAAACTATATAAATAATAAAACACATTGTCCTACTAATAACCCAAATAAATGTAGAGAAATAACTATTAATGATGATATAACAAATGGTAATACAATAACTACATTTAATTTATATGATTTTTATACAAATACTATAAAACTAGGTCATAATAGACAATTAAACATAGTAGTCGGAGATTATATTCATACAGAAAATACAAATATAAATTATAAAATATCAAATATTTATAATGATTATCCTATAAATTTACAAGATGATTTTACAGATTTTCCACAAGAAAAAATATATTCATTTTATGAATGGATTGATAAAAATATTATTATAACAGATTTAACTAAAGACTACTATTTTAAAATAAAAGATGGTAATACTGATGTATATTATGTATTAAAAATTGATAGAAATAATGATGATACAAACAGTCCTAAAGAAGAAAATTTATTATATCAATATATTAATCAATATAATAAAGATACAACATCCGCATCTTTAACAGATAAAGAAAAATGTGTAGGAACAGAATTTACAGAAATTGATGGTATAAGTAAATCTGAAAATCCTTGTACGATTAATGGCGCTGAATGTAAAGAAATTGGTTATAGATATATTGAAGATAATTTTAATAAAATTAGTAATTTAGATAATGATAGAAATACTTGGATAGATAATAATTTTATAACTGATTACAATGAAATTTATAAATTAAGTACAGGTCAAGAAAAAAGGGAATTACAAAATACTGATGCTAATTATTGGAGAAATAGATATAAATCTGGTAAAAGATGTTTAACTAACGATGAAGGTGTTGATATGATAGATAGTCAAGGTAACTATAAAATCAATCCAAACTATAATTATGGTTTAAAATGGTATTATTTTACTAATGACGAAAACGATTTACCTCAAAATAGTATTATAATTAATATTAGTAATATAGATAATATATTTAATAATATTAATAATGATGATGATAAAATAGATTTGATAGATAGTCAAGAAGTAGTTGAATTTATAGATGTAAATGGTAATTCTATACAAATGGATATTATTGATGAGAATTATTATTTAAAATTATCATTTGATAATGGTACAATAAAATATTATAAAGTAGATGGTTCTAATAAATGTTTGGGATCACAAATATGTAGTAATAAAACTAATACAAATTATAGAGATGAATATAATAATCATATTAATGAAATAATTAAAGATAATGAATATTGTGTTTCATTAAATGAAAAATATGGAATAGAAGGAAATAGTCATTATCAAACTGATAATCTTCAAAAAACATGTTATCATTCATCACAAAATACTAATTATAATAATCTAAGTTATTATCCAGGATATTATGATACAAATTATACATTAAATTCAGAATAATAAAAAATTTAATAATTCTAATAAATAAGTTAGAATGATAAAATATTTTGTTTTTATAATTATTATTATTTTATTATTTATATTAATATCTTGTTTATTTAATTTAAAAGAAAAATTTGAATTAAATGATGTTAAAAATAGTCAAAATACTTTAAAAAAATTAGATTTATATGATGAAAGTATTTATTATCAAAAAGGAGAAGTAGGAATAGGCGGAGAAAAAGGTCGTCGTGGTGATACTGGTGAAACTGGATTAGATGGTCCAAGAGGTGAAAAAGGGAAAGATGGTATGAATGGTAATAATTATGGTAATATTATATTTGAAGATATTTATGGAACAGAAATTGATAGAATACCACCATACTATAGAGAAAGTAACAGTATAACACCAATCGCAAGTGATATAAAAATAACAATTCCAGAAGGACAACAAGGAGATCCAGGAGTAATACCACCAATTATATTTGTTAAATTAGATGGTTATGATGAAACAAATCATGAAAATCCAAGTAATGAAATTTTAGGAAGTTATATACCTCCTCAAGATACTTATGCTTTTACTTTACAACCAATTATTATTCGTATACCCAATGGTATAACTGGTGATGATGGTGACCCAGGTAATAATACACAAAACCCACAAGGTCCTAAGGGAAAACCTGGTATTCCAGGAAATCCAGGAAATCCAGGAAAAAATGGCATTGATTCAAACGTAAGAGGTGATAAAGGGTTACCTGGTGGAATATGTGATATACATAATCTTAATAAAGCGGATACAACTTGTGATATATCTTTTGAAAGTGTAAAAATAAATGATAATGGTAAAATATGTAAATTAAAAAGTGACGAAGATAGTGAATGTTGTATTGATTATGAATTATTAAGAATTTTAGATAAAAATAACCTACAATTAATTGAACAAAGATTACAAAGAATGATAGCACAATTATGTAATTTAAAATTTTGTGAAAATTATGGTACTTGTGAAGAATCTAGTGAAAATAGACAAGATAAAATTAATTATTACAGAAATGAAATTAATGATTGTTATAAAATTTTAACAGATGAGGATTATCCATTTGATAGTCAAATAGAGTTAGGAGTACAATGTAATTGTACCGAACCAATAACACGTAAATTTTGTAGTGGTTCTTTTATTCCTAATCAACAATATGTTGGTTAAATTAAATTTAATCCTACATTTGTAATATAATTACTTGTCATATTAATATTTATATCCTTAATATTTTTAATATCTCTACCATAAGTTTGTGGTTTTTTTGGAAATAATCTAACTTTATGAGGTCTATGTGCTGTCATTCTTAATTCATTAAATACCTTTTTCCTTTTTTCTAATTCTTTTTTATTAGCTAAAATTCTAGGCACCATACATATATAAACTACACATCTAAAATTATAATTTTCGGGACAATTTTTTTCAACTGGATTACCATAATGAACTAATCTACTGTCCCAAAATACTCCATAACCTCTCGGGCACTTAATTCTTTTTTCGTTACAATTATTATTTTTATAAAATTTATATTGTTCTTTATTTTGTAATTTAAACCAATCTTTTTTATCATTTATTTTAAATTTATCTCTAAAACTTTTATGATATAAATGACTATATTCTAATATTACTAAAGTAGCATCTCCTTCATTTGTATCATACGCATTTATCCAACTTTGAATACATTCAAAATCGTTTCTTGTATAACTTTGATCTACATGAAACCAAGAATTTGTTTTACGAATTGGTTTATCTAATATATATATACTTACACCATCGAAACTAACTATTAAATCATCGGTATTCCATATTTTACTAAATGTTTCAATTACTTTAGGATTTTGTCTTACTTCCCATGCTAATTTTGAATGTCCTACTTTCCAATTTTGTAAAAGCATTTTATGATTTGGATATAGTTCTAAAATTTGTTTATATGTATCTTTATTATCTCTATTAATAGGTATTTCAAAATCCGACGTTAAATATTCTAATAAATCCCATTTATTATTTATCATTTCATCACATTCTTTTTTATTTAAAATAGGACAAATAGCAACACCATATTTATCAATAGTTTTTTTAATATTTTCATTATTACATAAATATTTTTCATATTCATATTCATATTCATAATTTTTACACATTATAACAATAAATTAATGATAATAATTTATAATCATTTTTTATAAAAATAAAGTTAAAATTTAGATTTTAATCTAATATATATTATTTCATCAAATATTGTTTTTTTTCCTTCTATTACCTTTTTTTTCTCTATTAAAGTTTTATCTACAGTATTATTTTTTTTAAAACGAATTAAATTTAGTGTATTGCCACTATCATAATAATCTATATCACCTATTCTATCCTGAACTTCATTATTTTTATTAATTAATTTTTTTATAACACTACTTATTTTTTTTTTACTCATTTTATTATATTTATAGATTTTAATATCCAGCATAATTATTTATTTCAGAAGCATATAATTTAAACATATCAATAAATTCATCTGTTGTTTTAAAACTATTTATCGTATTTTGATTATCACTTTTAACTAACCAATCTTGAGTATATCTATATTTATTAAAATGAATCAATAGTGCTATATATCTTCTTGTTTCTCTTCCATATTGATCTATATATTTATTATGATATGGTGGTAAATAATTTAGTAATAATTTACCTTCATTAAATAATTTATGTATTATAAATATCATAGACTCAGAATTTAAATCAGATGATTGAGTATTAAATATAGCATCACCACCCACACCTAATCCTAATGGTATTACACATAATGTATATACTTCATTTGGGGGTTTATTTGGATCTAATTCTCTTACTATTTTTATTTTAGCAAATTCTACACTACTTATTCCGTTAAATATTGATGGATCGTTATGACCACCTCTTACTACTTCTATAATCATTTTTAATTTTTTATCATTAATAGGTTTTACTTTTATTGGTCTTTCTATATCTGGTTTAATTAATCTTATTACTTTCATTAATTCATCAATATGTTCATCACTATATTTTTCTCTTGTTGCTGGATTAATAAAATTAATTCCTTTATTTACTGTTTCAATATAATAATTGAATAATCTAGGAGCATAATAACATTCTGTTTTAAATGTTTCTGTTCCATCAGATTTTTTAAAAGGCATTTTAAATCTAACCATTAATTGTAATTTGGATAATGGATAATTATCATCGCTAAAATCTTCATTTGTTAATATATCAATTGAATCATTACATTTATTTTCTAAATCACTATAATCTTGTAATACATCCGATATAAAGTCATCTCTTTTAAATTTTAAAAGTTGATTGTCTGAACTAATTTTCTTTGAAGGAGATGATTTTTTAAATTCTTTTAATAATTCTAAATAACCCATTTCTTTTTTCATATTATATTCTTCTATTATATGTTTGAATTCTTTATATTTTTCTTTAAAATCATTTACAATTTTATCAGGTATATGTTTTGGAGATTTTTGTGATTTTTGTAACGATATTATAAATTTTTGTTTACTTGGTAAAGTTATTGTAGGCATTTTAGGAGGCGTAGGAGATTTAGATTTTGATCTATCTTTTTTAGATAATGAATTATATTTATTTAATTTTTTTAAATATTCATCGTGTTCTTTTTTAAAAGATTGTTCTAACATACTGCGTTCTTTATCAAAACTTTTTTTCTGTTTATCATTTAAATATAATTTTTCATCTATTGGTTCATATGTATTTTGATTTATTAATTGACTAAATGGTTGTTCTCTAAATATTTTTAATTTATCTTCATAATCTTTAAATAATAAATCTATAGGATCATCCAAAGGTTTATATTCTTTCATTTCATAATTATCAATATCTCCGTTTTTATTTAAAATAAAATCTTCTATTTCTTTATATACAGGTGATATTCTATTATAAATTTCAATACCTATTTTGCACTCATCAATTTGACTTTTATTTTCATTCAAATAATCAAATATTTTTTTCCCATTACTAAATTTGAAATCATCTACTAATATTTTAAATGATATTGCTTTTAAAAAAAATTCGCTATTATAATTACTTAATTCATCTAATAATGAGATTATTGTTTTATTTTTTATTTTATTTGTATCTATTTTTTCAAAAAAATAATTAAATAAAATATCATTTACATTACTAATATAATTTGCTAAAATTTTAGCATTTGTATTAAAATAATAACTATTTATTATTGTTTTATTATCTAGTAATGTTTTAACTAATTCAATTTCTAATTCTGTAATATTATCTAATGTATCTGTATCTATATCTAAAGATATATCAAATAATTTTGCTATATTAATTTTATAATCAAAACCGTCATATATATGTAAATATGATGCTTTAATGTTATTGGGTAATGAATTATCATATTTTTTTCTTTTATTTTTATTATATAAATCAAACTTTTGTAAAAACAATAAATCTATTTCTCCGTTAAATAATAAATGATTTTTAGGTAATATATCATACATAATTGTTTTAATAAAGTCTATCCCTTTTTCATTTAATAATTTATTATTTTCTTCCATTAATATATCAAAACTTTTATAATAATATTTTACATAATCATTACTGATAGCTTTTATTTTATTTCCTGTTATAGGGTTCTCTAATGGATTACTTGCCCATTTTTTGACATCTTCAACTGTCTTATAAGTTTTACGTGGTTCTATACTTGCCGTTCCTCTCGCTGCTCCTATGCCTTGATTTAGATCACTGATTGTCGTAAAATCTGTATCTGGTATATTACTAAAATCATAATCTGAAAATTCATCTTTATTTTCTTTTATAAATTTTAATATTAAATTATATTGAGCTGTTTCACCTTTTGCTATTATTGATATTTTATTTCCTTCACTAAATAAAGATGGTACAGTGTTATCATTTATATAGGTTTTTTTATTTTCACTAATATCATCAAGCCAATTTATTATATTTTCTTTATTTATTTTTAATAAATCTTTAAATTTTTTTAATAAATCCTTTTCTGCTTTTGATATTGACATTAAATTTGCTTCTAATTAATATTAAGATTAATTTTAATTTTATCCAAATGTAGATTCTCCATTATAATATATATAAAGAAAACCATCCGGATCTTTAAAATCATCATATAAATTTGACATTAAACTTGTTAAAGGTGGTAAAACATTATTTATAAATATGAATAATGCTTTTTCAGGTGCTAAATTAATTCTTTTTCTAATTACTGATATAAAAGTTCCTAAAGTTATATCAAGAGGAACTAAAAATTTGTTTTTATCTATATCTGGAAAATTACAACCTTTCGATTTTTTTATATAAACAGGGATTCTTTCTGGATATTTTATTTTTATTTTTTGTGTCTCTTTTAATGTTTTATCAAAGTCATATAACATTATATGTCTTCTTAATATATTATTTGTTTTTTATTATATAATCAATACTATTTTCTTATATAAGTGTAGTATAAATATTTAATGACTAATTGTGATAAAGTTATATCAATAAAACAATATGGACCAACTTGTTGGTTTAATGCTTTATTAATGGCTATATTATATAGTGATAATAGTAGAAAATTATTATTAGAAAAATCTAAAAAATGGAGTAAAAAAATAGAGGTTCTAAATACAATTAGTTATATTTTAAGAAAAAAATATATGAGAACTTCCAATATTTATAAAGATTATTTATATTTTGATAAAATAAGACCAGAATATATTCTTAAAAAATTATATAAATATAATAAAAAAAAATTTGTATTTGATCCAATTAAAAATAAAAAAGAAGGGTTTCAATCAAAATTTTATATTAGAAAATTATATAAATTATTAGGTGTCAAAGTTTTATTTTTAGATTATTATAATTATGATAAAAAATTATATTATTCATTTTATAATAATTATAATATACAAGATATCAAAAATAATCGTATTAAATTTTTTATCAAATATAAATCTATAAATACTATCAATGAAGCAATGAAAAATCCAGACATTATTATTATTAATATTAATTCAGATTTTAATAGCAATAATTATATTGATTATTATCTAATTGATAAAGAAAAATATAAAAATTTATATGAAAATTTAATTAATTTAAATACAAATATAAATTATGAAAATTGTAATTATAATCAAGATTCTGTTTTATTAAATAATTGGAATAAATCTATAGGTGGACACACAATAGCAGGTATAAAATGTAAAAACGATAAATATGTTTATAATGGATGGACTAGAAGTACAATTGATCAAAATATACTTGATGATTATTGGTTGAAAAAAACAGATAAAGATACTAAAAAAGTTTTTTATTATAATGAAAAATTAAATAAAACTGTAGATTATAATAATTTACCTAAAAACGCTAAAGTTTATAAAAATGATATTGAAATTCCTTGTCAGTTAATGAAGTATAATTGGGATCTTGAAAAAAATAGTGATTTTTGTTTAAATTTAAATAAATGTAAGTTAGATATTATGAGTACAATGAAGGATTTATGTTTTTCTTTTAATAAGGGAGATAGAACAATAATATATGTTAAAGAAGGAATTAATAAAATACCTAAAAATCCTTTATCAAAACCTGAAAAAAAGTGTCCTGATGGTAAAGTTATTAATCCTTTAACTAATAGATGTATAAAAATAAAAACAATTAATAAAATACCTAAAAATCCTTTATCAAAACCTGAAAAAAAGTGTCCTGAAGGTAAAGTTATTAATCCTTTAACTAATAGATGTATAAAGAAAAATTAAAAATAGTACATGTTTAATAAAAATTAAACATTTATAAAAAGATTTTTAAAAATAAATAAATTTATAAACATGTACTATTTTTAATTTATGTATAAAAAAAGCTAAAAAGCATTTTTTCAGATAATGTTTTTATACTTTTTTATTTATTTTTATTATCAGTTTTTTTTACATATTTTTATAAAAAATAATAAAATTTATCTCTAAACCAAAAAATGTTAATTTTTTTTCTTGTGTGCAAGTTAAAAAAGGTATTTTTCACGATAAAAAATTTAACTTTTTAATAAAAACGCTCATATATAAATGATGCTATTTTTAGATAAAAAAATGGTGTTAAAAAAAAATTAAAAAATTTTAAAAAAAATTTTTCAAAAAGGGGTTACCCCCTTTTGCGTTGCGTAAAGTGGAAATTCCTGATAACAAAATATGTATATAAAGATAAAAATACTGACTTATAATAGTAATGGCGGAAATATTGACGCAAAAAAGGTTTAAATGCGTCAATTGTATTTATCAAACAAATAGACGACATGACTTAAAACGACATCTAAATGCTGTACATAAAGTATTAGATATAGATAAATTAGAGTTTTTATTAGTTGATACAAATGTAAAACAAAATAAAAAAAATGTAAATCAAAAAAAAACAAATGTAAATCAAAATGAAAAAAATGTAAATCAAAATGAAAAAAATGTAAATCAAAACCAAAATATGTGTAAAAAGTGTAATAAAGTTTATAAAGTAAAAAAATGTTTAATTGAACATGAGAAAAAATGTAAAGGTATAGATGAATTAACATGTCCGAGATGTATGATTAGTTTTAGTTCAAGACAAGCTAAATATTTACATATTAAAAGAGATAAATGTAAGCCAAGAAGTATTATACATGCTAGACAAAATAATAATGAAAGTACTACAAATAATATAGAAACACAAAATATAATTAATAATAATATACAAACACAAAATAATAACAATATAATTAATAATAATAATATTTATATTAATAATTATGGTAATGAAAGACTTGATACCTTAATTATGAAAAATTATTAAGTATTTTTACAAATTCTTATGATATACCAAGACTATTGACAAAAGAAATACATTTTAATAAGGACTTCCCAGAAAATAATAATATTCATTATAAAAATGAAACAAATGCTTTAATTAAACATGATGACGAATTTATATTAAAGGATTTAAATTTACTAGCAGAAGAACTAGTAAGTAAAAAAACTTCACAAATGCAAAGATTTGCTATAGAAAATAAAGAAGATATATGTCTAAAAATAGAAAATGATAAATATTATGAAATAATTGATTTATTATTAAATTTCATATTATTAAAAGAACCACAAGAACATTATAAAACACAAATAAAAAATATAAAAGATATGATTAAAAATAATAAAAATTAATAATAATAATTTTTAACTAATATGGGATTCCAAGTTACTTTTTTTTTTAAATTTATAATATGATTTTTATATCTTAAATATGAATAACAAGGATATTTTTTATCAAAGTTTTTTAATAATTTTTCAATATAATCTTTTGAAATAAATACACTATCCATTTTTATTTTAAAAAATATTATTAATTATCATTTTTTATAAATTTTATATTATATTTATTTTTACATAATTCAAAATGATTATTTCCTATAAAAGGACTTTTTCTATTTAATGGTGATGGATGTCCTGATTTTAATACTAAATTATTACTATTTATAAAATATTTTTCTGATTTTTGAGCAAAATTTCCCCATAACATTACACATATATTATTACAATTTTTACCAATCCATTCTAATACATCATTCATATAATTTTTCCATATATTAGCATGAGAATTCGCATGTCCTTCTAAAACCGTTAAAGCCATATTAATTAATAAACATCCTTGTTCAGCCCAATCACTTAAATCAGCTTCAGTACGATTTGAATTTTCTGTACGATTTAACTCTTTAAATATATTATTTAAACTTGGTTGTAATTTATTATTTTTAAATTTATTATGCGAAAAACATAAACCATTAGCAACTCCTTTAGTATGATAACAATCTTGACCAATTATAATACATTTTAAATCTTTTATATTAAAGAAATTAAATGCTCTAAAAATATAATTTTTATTAGGTAATATTTTATCTTCTGAATATTCATTTAATTTATCATTCATAAATGTTTTATATGGTTCCAATAAAATAATTAAAATATCTTTCCAATCTGTTATTACAGTATCTTTAATAATTTTTTCAATATCCATTTTATCTTTATTTATTATTTTAAAATCAATTTTTATAAAAAAATGAATATATTATATAGTTATTTTTATATAAAATGTATCAATCCTATTACTTTAAAAATGGCAATTTATATCATAAATTAGATGATGATGTTAATAATAAAAAAGATACAGAAAATACATATAAATATTTATTTAATAAATATTATACTATAATTAAAAATAAATGCATGTTAAAATAATAAATCTGAATAATGAATTGATATAATAACTAAATAAAGATGTTTTACATAATAATATTATTAAAATAGAAAAAAATAAAGGTTATAAATGTTATTATATTAATAAATTATTTTTTTTTTATTTTATTATCTAAAAATCTATTAATACGATTAATCAATCCTTTATTTTGTGATGATTTTCCTGATTCAATTTCATTAATAATATTGACTGGTAAATTTAATTGCGTTGCTAATTCTTTTTGTGTCAAAGAACACAAATTACGTTTTGTTTGAATATCTAATGATACATTTTTATCAATTTTAGGTGCAACATAGATATCTTCACTATCTAATTTATGAAAAGTTTTTGTACCAGGTTGATTTTGTGTTTTTGGTTTATTTTGTGTTACTACATTTTTTTTATTTTTATCATTAGAAATTCTACCTCCTCCAATTTTAACTTCAGTCCAATCTTGACAATCAATATTATTTTCGTATTCCATATTATTATTTATTAATAAAATAAAATAATCATTTTTTATAAAAAATGATTTAAATAATATTATAATATTCATTAATTAAGAATGAAGATTTATACGAAAAAAGGTGATACTGGTGCTACAAGTTTATATGATGGTAGTAAAGTAATAAAAAATAATATTATAGTAGAAACTGTTGGTAGTTTAGATGAATTAAATTCAGAAATCGGTTTATTACTAGCAAATTATGAATTAGAAAAAAATAAAATTAAAAATGTTAAATATTATGAATTATTAAAAAGTATTCAATCTGAATTATTTGATTTGGGTTCTATAATTGCGAAAGACCCTAATAAAACTAAAGAAACAGAAGAACTATTTGATAGTGATAATAAATATATTAATATTATTGAAGAATATATTGATGAAATGACAAATGAATTACCTAAATTAAGTAATTTTATATTACCTGGAGGAAATATTCTTATAGCAATTATTCATAAATCTCGAACAATTTGTAGAAGAACTGAAAGAAATATGACATCTATTAAATATGATCCTAATTATTTTAATGAAGATACTATTGAAATATCAAATCTAAATATGAATAGATGTTTAGCTTATATTAATAGATTATCAGACTATCTATTTACATTAGCAAGATATACGGCGTTTGCTCTTGATATTGAAGAAGTTAAATATATTAAATCTAATATAGTTAAAAAAAGGAATTAATTAATTAGTTGAAACTTTTTTGAGAATAGTTGAAAGTTTGTCATCTAGATTATTTAGTTTTTTATCCATATGTGTAAGTGCTTGAAGAATTTCAACTCTTTCTTCAGATGGGAAAGAAGAATTATTTTTTTGAATACGTTGAGTTTTTTTCTTTTCTCTAAGATCTTTCTTTTGTAAATATACTTCAACATCTTTGCTATCAATATTATATTTATTACAAAGACTGTCGAGATTTGTACGATTATCATCGCATTTACTTAGAATATTAATAATGATCCTTGTTTTAATACTACCTTCAGTTCGTTTTAGTGTTTTAGCAATTTCACTAACAGAAACTTTATTTGATGCTGATTCAAGAAGATATTTATCGTCTTCAATGTCCCATTTAAGACCAGCATTAGCAGTTTCTTCGTTAGTTCTATCTTTTTGCAGTTTTTTTTGGAAAGTCGTCATTTGTTTATTTTTTTATATTAATATATTAATAAACCCTTATATAAATTTTTTTTGTATATATATTGTAATGAAATATAAAATCATTTTTATTATTATAATTGTAATAATTATCATTGGATTAATTAGTTATAATAATAATATTTATGAAAAGTTTATAAATGATAACAAAGATAAAGTTATTGATATATGTAATGCTAGACAAAAATTAGATTTAGAAGTTTGTAATAACAAAAATATTAAAGGTGATCCTGGAGAAAGAGGAGATATTGGAAGAACTGGCAGTAGAGGTATAAAAGGTGATAAAGGAAATGATGGGGACAATGGTTTAAATGGAAAACATTCTTATTGTATTGGTAATTTTATTTTTCAAGATGATGATGGAAATATTATAAATGAAGCTAAAATTAATTGTGATAATACATATAATAACTTATTGGATAAAAATACTATTGTTAATATACCAAATGGCAATCCTGGAAATAATGCCAGAATGAACCCAATTATATTTGTTGATATGGAAACAGGTAAAGAAATATCAAAGGAATATGAAGAAAATAGCGATTTAACACCAATTATTATTGAAATAGAAAAAGGCGATAAAGGGGATACGGGAAAACATGCTATACAAATACTTCCAAGTGACACAAATATATATGAAGATAAAATAATATGTAATGTTCCTGGTCCTGATGGAATAAATGGTACTCAAGGACCACAAGGAAAAGATGGTTATGCTAATACAAATAATGGTACAAAGGGTCCTAGAGGAAATACAGGTCAAATTATAGATGAACCTCAATTTGATACACTAGATACTAATAATCTTCATTTAGTTCAAGATGTACATGACAAATCAGTTTTTGAAAATTTATGTAAATATATTACTGATGATAAAATTAAAAAAATAAAAGAAATTATAATATCAGAATTAGATCATATGAAAAATTCTAAAAATGAAATAGACAAACAAAGTTCATTTAGTCAGCCAACATCAGGACATGAATTACAAAGAGAATGTACTATATATGATTAATAATAATATAATATAATAAAATAGAATATATGTATAAATATATTTTATTTATACTTTTTATTATTATTTTAACCATTTTTTTTATTTATAAATTATTACGCAATGAAAACTTTTCTAATTTTAATTGTGATTTAATACCTAATAGTGATACATGTACAATTAAAATTAAAGGTGACGATGGTGAAAAAGGAATGGAAGGTAATTATGGATATAAGGGTTTAAAAGGTTCCAAAGGAAAAGATGGTTTATCTGGAAGTTTGGGTATTAATGGCAAAGAAATACCAAATATTGAATTTAAAGAAATTGGAAATGAAAATAGATTATTAGGAATATATAATAGTTATGATAAAAATGCTTATACTAAAAAAATAAATATAAGTAGAGGTTCAAATGGTATTACTGCTGTTATACCCCCTTTAAAATTAATATATAATGATTCAAATAATGATAAAACAATAAATGTAACGGAAAGAAATGAAACATTAGAACCTATTATAATTAATCTTAAAAATGTGAAAGGGAGAAAAGGAAATAGAGGTCCAGATGGTACATGTTCTGACGGAGAAACTGGTCCTACAGGAGATACAGGTCGTCAAGGAAATCGTGGTCCACCTGGAAAAGATGGCGAAGATGGTCCCATGGGTGGCGATGGTGTTGATGGTCCTACACAAAAAAATGTAAAATACAATATTGTAAAATCAAAAAATTATTGTTTTATTAAAAACGAAAGCTCCCCCTTATGTATATCTAAAGATAGTTATGATAATTATTATAGTAGTATAGAGAGTATTGGTAATTATAAATTAGACACTAGTAATATAGTTAAAACTGGTAGAACACCATTAAAAGATGAACCAAGTGAAGATTCAGAATTTAATCAACAATGTATACAATGTCCTTGTGGTAAAATAAATAATGGTTCAGGTGAATGTATTGATGATGATACAAATATAGTTATATTTAATAAAAGTGGTAATTGTCATTCATTTCTTGGTGATAAAAAGTTTACAGATATAGGTGATAATTGGAATGACAATGTAAATAAAATACATTTACCACCAGGTGTTAAAATAACAGCACATATTCATGACCACAAAAGATGGGAAGGTTGTCATCAATACAATAATGATGACGCGGAAGTTATGAAAATAAATCCACCTGAAGGAATTAGTTTTATTAGTTATAATAAAGTTTGTACTGATTTTCCAGAACCTCCACCTCCACCTCCACCAGCGTCTGAAATAGCATGGGGGGGATGGCAAGAAAAATCTTATCAAGTTGGTGCTTCGATTCAATCATCTTGGAGAGATAATGCTTGGCAAGTTGTAGGAGAAAGAAACACTGGTATACAATATCTAATGATTATTCATGATACAAGATTAATTTATGCAGGAGGAGGAGATAAAAAAGGAGAGACAAGTAATATAATAGTAACAAATAAAAATAATAATAATAAATTTAGAGAATATAGGCGCATCGGCACGCCTCATGGTGATGACGACATCCGTTTAAGTTGGGTAAATGATCATAAGAGTAGCGACTGGTTTAATGGACCATTTTTTGTTAGTGACTCTTATGACCATTGGACATTAACTGGTCCAAGCTTTTCTTTTGAATGGAGAGAAGGATGTCGAGGAGGACCATGTCCAGCGCCAGCGGCGGCCCCCTCTCAAGGAGGCAGAGGAAGGGGCAGAGGAAGGGGTGCATGATAGTAGTTATGAAGATATTGGCAATTCTACATGTAATTCAGGTTATGAAGTAAATAGTGATAAATGGTTTCGTAGTATTGATGGTAATTGGAATGAAAATGTAAATGTAAATAAAATACATTTACATGCTGGTGTTAAAATAACAGCACATATTCATGATCACGAAAAATGGAATTGTTGTCATCCATACAATAATAGTGGCACGGAAGTTATGAAAATAAATCAACCTGAAGGAATTAGTTTTATTGGTTATGATAAAGTTTGTGCTGATTTTCTAGAACCTAAACCTACACCAGCATCTACTGGAGAATCATATGAATGGATATTGGATGAATTTGTAAGCGCAAAATACAGTTACGATGATTATTAAGGTGGTCATTACGACCAGAATCGTTTGAGACGGCACACATTGTTGGAAACGTCTAATAAAAATAGATTAATTATTATTAAATATACTGATTTAATATATGATAGTCTTGATGGTGATAAAAACAGAACTGAAGTAATTATAGGAGATAGGAGATATCTAAGAGGAATTCAGGAAAGAGAAGGCGACGAAATAGATATATCATTCAAAGATAAAGAAACTAGAGGTATAGAATATGTTTATACAACTTATATAAAAAGGTTAAAATATTAATATAATATTAATTATATATATTATTTATCATTACAAGTTTAATATTAAATTAATATAAGTAAAATAATTATATTCTATATATTTATTAAAATAATAAGGTTTTAAAT